CTCAACATAATACTTCACAAGCAGTTGAAAATAGTGTACAGTCAAGTGAAACAACTCGTCCTTCAGTACCAAGACCAGACGCTAAAGCAGAACTTTGGCAATCTAAAAATACTTGGTTTGGAAAGGATGAAGAAATGACTAGCCTAGCATTAGGCTTGCACGAAAAATTAGTTAGAAATGGAATAGACCCCACTTCTGATACATATTACCATCGTATTGATGAGACGATGCAAAAACGATTCCCTGAGAACTTTGAGGGAAACTCGTTGGAACCGGAAAAACCCGCCCAACGCAAACCATCTAATATAGTAGCACCGGCAACGCGAAGTACCGCGCCTAAAAAAGTACGCTTATCAAAAACACAAGTTGCTTTAGCTAAAAAGTTAAAGTTAACCCCGGAACTCTATGCTAGAGAATTATTAAAATTGGAGAACGCAAATGGATAAGGCAACAGAAAGTAATACAATAAAAAGAACTGACCGAGAATTAGAAAACCGAGAAAGCAAAGTTAAAGAATGGAAGCCAGCAAGTTCGCTACCAGAGTTTGACCAGAAAGCTGGGTGGTCTTATAGATGGGTTAGGAGCTCTTTATTGAATGAGCCTGATAACATGAACGTTTCTGCAAAAATGCGTGAAGGCTGGGAACCGGTAAAACATTCGGAACACCCAGAGATTCATTTAGCGGCAGACCCTAATTCACAATACAAAGACGGTATTGAAATTGGTGGTGTGCTATTATGTAAAATCCCATCTGAATTAATGGAACAACGTCAAGCTTATGTAGACAAAGCAACAAGGCAACAGACCGAGGCAGTTGATGCGCAATATATGAATCAAAATGACCCTCGTATGCCTAAGTTTGCTGAAGGTCAAGAGACTGGCAGTTCTAAATTTGGTAAGGGAAACAAATAGGAGAAATATCATGGCAGCAGTCGCAGCCCCTTACGGACTAAGAGCCGTAAATCATCTAGGAGGTACCCCATATGCGGGTTCTACTAGAATGTACCCTATTGCATCAGGTCTAGCTACTAACATATACTACGGTAACGTGGTTAATGTTTTAGCTACAGGTTTTTTAACCCAAATGACAGCAACCGGTGCAGTAGGCGCAGGTACTCAATTTGTGGCAGGAACAGTTGGCGTATTTGTAGGATGTACATTTACAGACCCAATTTCGGGTAATGTAACATTTAGACAAAATTGGCCAACAGGTACAGTTACACCAGATGCACAAGCATACGTTGTAGATGACCCAGGTGCAATTTTTCAAATACAAGCAAACGGTTCAGTAGGTCAATTAGGCTTAGGTGCTAATACTATGTTTGCAGCAGCTCAAGCTACAGGTACAGGTAATTTATTAAGTGGTAATTCAACATCCGCAGCTTCAACAGCAGGAGCAGTTGCAGTACCAGCATTAAATTCACTTAAAATTGTTGGTTTTGTTGATTCACCAACTTCCACAGTCGGCGATGCATTTACTGACTTACTTGTAAAATTTAACCCAGCGGCACATGCTTATACAAGCAACGTGTCTATCTAATTAAGGAGAATGACAGATGGCAATTTCAAGAGCCCAGCTCCTTAAGGAGCTACTACCAGGACTTAACGCTTTATTCGGTTTAGAATATGCGCGTTACGGAGAAGAGCATAAAGAGATTTACGAAACTGAATCTTCAGACCGTTCTTTCGAAGAAGAAACAAAACTAGCTGGCTTTGCAGCCGCACCTCTGAAATCTGAGGGAGCAGCTATTGCATATGATAATGCACAAGAAGCTTTTACAGCTAGATACAACCACGTAACAATTGCTTTAGGCTTCAGTTTGACTGAAGAAGCAGTTGAAGATAATCTATATGATAGTCTTTCAGCTCGTTATACTAAAGCTCTTGCTCGTTCAATGGCAAATACTAAGCAAGTTCGTGCAGCTAATGTTTTAAACAATGGCTTCAATGCAGCTTTCTTAGGTGGCGATGGCGTAACATTATTTAATGCTGCTCATCCTACAGTGTCCGGCGGTGGTAACTCAAACAGACCAGCAGTTGGTGTGGATTTATCTGAGGCAGCACTAGAAGCCGCAGTGATTCAAATCGCAGCTTGGACTGACGAACGTGGCCTATTAATCGCGTCTAAACCACGTAGATTAATTATTCCACCAGCACTACAATTTGTTGCGACTCGTTTATTAGATACTCAACTTCGTGTTGGTACAGCTGATAACGACCTCAATGCATTGAGAAACAATGGTTCAATTCCAGACGGTTATTCAGTAAATCACTTTTTAACTGACGCAAATGCGTTCTTCTTAACTACTGACGTACCTAACGGTATGAAGCATTTTGAAAGAACACCATTAACTACATCTATGGATGGCGATTTTGACACAGGTAATGTTCGATACAAAGCCCGTGAGCGTTATTCATTCGGCTGGTCTGACCCGCTAGGTGTATGGGGTTCACCAGGTTCTTTCTAAATTGTAGAAAGTTCCACTCCCTGAAAAACCCGGCTCCTCTCTGCTGGGTTTTTCTTTTTATAAGGTATAATTAGCCTATGCAAACTTTAATAAATATGTTTGGTGTTAGCGTCGTATGTATGATTGCATCTGTCTTAGGTGGCTTTTGTAATTACAACGTAAAAAAAGCCAAAGGTAAAACTCCACTAGGTGGTCACATAAAATGGGCGGTAGAGCGCAAACGTGCGCGGATTGAGTTTCTTCTATCTGTATGCATTGCGGCTATTTCAGCTGAATTTTTTGTACCTCCTATTGTTCATTCTTTTGACCTTCATATAACATTTTCTCCAGCAATAGCTTTTTTTATTGGGTATAGTGGTATGCGGTTAATACCTATGATAGAACGAAAAATATCTCAAGCTCTTGATAAAATGGGATAATCTAATGATTATGCGTAGGGCACGAATAAAATAAACAGATATAATTCTTACATCAGCAATGCTGAAATCTAATATAAAGGAGAATATCTTATGTGGACAACACCTCAAGCTACAGAAATGAGATTTGGATTTGAAGTAACTATGTATGTAATGAATAAATAGTTGTTAAAATAGAGGCTTAAATTAACAACAAACTTAAAGGGGCCTCGGTCCCTTTTTTGTTGTATAATGACATGAAAACGTGTAACATTAATTATCTGGGTAAAACCGGCTTATCATGACTGCCCCAGCAGACGCATACACGACAGATAAGCTTAACTTTGTATGGAGAAACAATTATGTCAAGAACTACTTTTTCAGGTCCCGTTGCCTCAACTAACGGATTCGTACCATCAGGTCCTTCAGTAGCAATTAATGCTACAGGAACTATTTCAGCAGCAGCACTTCAAGTCGGATATATTACATCTACTTCAGCAGCGGCAACAACTATTACTCTTCCAATTTGTGTTACAGCAGGGGCAGTTCAAGGTATAGCTACCCGACTAGGCGCAGTAAGAGGTCAACAATTTTCTTTTATAGTAGATAATAATGTAGCAGGGTCCGCTAGTGCCGTAACTATTGCAGTTGCAGCAGGTGCAGCTAACGCTCTATCTGATGCTGCTACTGTCGGTGCTTCTGCAGTTGCTTTTGGTAAGTTAACAGTTGCATCCGGTGTTACAGGTGTTGCCCAATTTACTTTAATGTTTAGTGGTGGTGACGGAATAACTGCCGGTTCAGCTACAGGCTATTGTCTTTCACGTACTGCTTAATTAGGGGAATATATAATGGCTTTGACCTCAGATATATATGCAATTACCCCATTTTTCAACGCAACTCTTTTTCGAGCTGCCGCCGGTATTACAGGTGGCGCATTTCCTAGAGCTGTTCCTTTAATTACTAATCAACCATTAGATAATGGTGCAGGGTATAAATTATCCTTTCTTTCTGCTGGAGACAGCAGTACTATTACTTTTACTGTTGCAGGATTTGTAGTAGGAGATTTATCGGGTAACACTACTACGGAAGTAGTGCAAGGACCTGCTGCAGGAGCAGTAGCTACTACTCAAACCGTTAATTATTATTCACTTATTACAAGTGTTACGATTAGTGCTGCTGCTACTGGAAACATTAGTATTGGTACACTTATTACAGATGGTGTAGCTTTGCCAAGAGGCAGACTAAGAGGATTTTATTATGTAGCAACTGCCGGAGCAGGAGCTATTACACTTACTGCAAACGGGACAGCAGCTACTGATAGAATATTATTAAGTATAGCTACTCCAGCTGTAGTAGAGTCACAACAAATGTCTTTACCAGGTGATGGTATATTGATGGGAGGCAGTGCAGCGTTATCTTCATTTGCCGTACTTATTAATACTACTGCAGTTACTTCAATTACTGCATTCGTTGGCTAGTAATGAATGAAGAACCCAAACCAATTGAACATCAAGAACGCCTAGAAGAACTTAGGCGTTGGTTTGATTCGATTGGAGATTGCGTATAATGGCAGTTGCAAAAAAAAGAGGAATGGGAATTAAAACTTCTGTAAAGTCAGGTAACTTTAGAAAGACTAAGACAGGAGCTGGAATGACAACGAAAGGTGATAAAGCTTATCGTAAAGCTAATCCAGGAAGTAAACTTAAAACTGCAGTAACAGGGAAAGTTAAAGCTGGTTCAAAAGATGCAAAGCGACGTAAGTCATTTTGTGCTAGAAGTGCTGGACAAGCTAAGAAGTTTC